AAAACAGCATGGACGGCGATTTCGACACCGGCAACGTCCGGTACAAGAGCCGCGAGCGTTATAGCTTCGGCTGGTCGGATCCGCTGGGCATGTTCGCTTCGCCGGGCGCGTCCTGATAGCTTTCTCCTAGAGGGTTAGCGTTGAGAGGTCACAAGTTCTAACTGGGCTTGTGGCCTCTCTTTTTTAGTGTTATACAGAGTCATCGGGAAAAATTTGCCTATCAGACAGCCCCGACTGACGACATGCAGACTGATAGGCGCAACTCGCATGTGAGGTTTTTGAAATGGCTACTACTACATTTTCCGGCCCGGTTGTTTCACAGAACGGCTTTCAGTCCAACACTCTTGTGATCGGCAGCACGATTCTGACTACGGGCAGCGCGGTCTCCGGTACGGTCGGTGCGACCCAGCTTGGTTACATCCCGGTTCAAATCGGTGGCGTCACTAAGTACATCCCGCTGTACACCAGTCTGACTCTGTAAGTTTTCGTGAGGGGGCTAACGCCCCCTTCATCCATTACAGGAGACTCAGATGGGTATGCAAACAGATGTCCTTGCTAGTAAGGTCCGCACTGATGCAGGTCAGTTGTTGGACCAGAATAGCCTCGTTATTGGCCGTGCCCGTGTAAAGGCGATCTACATCGTCCCTGATTCGGGTGCTGGCACCGTTACGTTCATCGACGGTGGCGCAAGCGGCGCTACCAAAATCGTCGTCAACACCAAGGCAAGTTCGACTGCGGCGGACTACATCCTGATGCCGGGTGAAGGTCTGCTTTTCCAGACCAACATCTACATCATCCCGTCAGCCGTGGTTTCGACGATGGTGATTTATGGCTAAAACCCCAGCATGGCAGCGCAAAGAAGGCAAAAACCCTGCTGGCGGTTTAAATGCTAAAGGCCGTGCGTCGTACAACGCAGCCAATCCCGGTAAGCCGGGGTTGAAGCGGCCTCAGCCTGAAGGCGGCGCTCGCAAAAAATCATTCTGCGCAAGAATGTCCGGAATGAAGAAAAAGCTCACTAGCGCGAAGACTGCCAATGATCCCAACAGTCGTATCAACAAGTCCCTACGAGCATGGAACTGCTGATATGGAAATGGTTGTTTGGAATATGGTCCTCACCGGGATCGTGGCTATTTTGGGCTTTGTCGTGAAAGAAAAGTTTGCCGAGCTTCAACGTCTTGGCATCCTACTCAACAGGACACGCGAAGAAGTAGCTCGTGAGCACGTAACTCGTGCGGAAGTACGGGCTGATGCACAGGTACTCCTTGACCGGCTTGACCGGTTGGAGCAGAAGATCGACCGATTGGTGAGTCACAATGCCAAGCAAATCGGGTAAACAACATCGTTTAATGGCCTTGGTTGCGAATGACCCGAAAGCAGCCAAACGTATTGGAGTCCCCCAGAAGGTTGGGAAGGAATTCATGAAGGCTGACAAGGGTCGCAAGTTCAGGAGTAAGTAAAAATGTTTAGCGTTAAAAAAGCCGTTGCTGCTCGCAACAACCGTCAAGAAATGGCTGGCGACAAAATGGGCCGTGCTATGCCGATGCGCGGCAACATGGCTGATAAAGCCGGTCGTGCGATGCCCACGATGAAGAAGGGCGGCAAGGTCAAGATGTCTGGCGGTTCGGCTTCCAAGCGGGCTGACGGCGTTGCCCACAAGGGCAAGACCAAGGGCAAGATGGTTAAGATGGCTTACGGCGGTAAGTGCTAATGGACGACAAAAAGAAGCCCAAGATGCCGCCTCCGTCGCCTTCGGACGACTTGGTTCCTCCGTCGATGTTGCCTGACCGGTCGGTAATTCCTCCGGGTAAAGGCTTTGGTGACGACGTTAAAAAGAAACCCCCGGTCAAAAAAGCTGGTGGCGGAAAGATTCATTCGTCTGCTTCCAAGCGGGCTGATGGCTGCGCTATCAAAGGCAAGACTCGCGGGAAGTTTGTCTGATGATGCCCTCCCGAGGCATGGGTGATATCAACCCCAAGAAAGTGCCGCGAGCAAAGCGGCGCGGGGATAGTAAACCTGTGATCGGGACGGGCAAGCCCATCCGTACCTTCAAGAAGGGCGGCGAAAGCAAGGTCAACGAGGCCGGTAACTACACGAAGCCGGGTATGCGTAAAAAGTTGTTTGAGTCAATCAAGGCTTCAGCCACGCAGGGCACGGGTGCAGGACAGTGGTCGGCACGGAAGGCGCAGCTTCTAGCCAAGCGGTACAAAGAGAAGGGCGGCGGGTACAAGTCATGAAGGCTCCGCAGCAGTCGTTAAAGGCATGGACTGCCCAGAAGTGGAGGACGAAAAGTGGTAAACGATCTTCTGACACGGGTGAAAGATACCTTCCAGAGGCTGCGATCAAAGCTCTCAGCCCTGCTGAGTACGCCCGAACCACTGCCGCCAAGCGCAAAGGAAAAGCCCAAGGTAAACAGTTTGTCGCGCAGCCCAAAGGCATCTCGCAAAAAACCCGTGCGTACCGCCAAAGGGGAAAGTAAGAAGTGAACATGCAGAAGATTGTGGACATGTTATTTCCGGTGCTGCTGGCCGCCGTTGGCTGGCTGTTGTCGGAGATCACATCGTTCAACAATCGTCTGATTGCTATTGAAGGCAAGATGCCTGCGTTGATTACGCCGGAAGGCGTCCCGACCGATAGCCCGATTAGTGCTGCTAATCGGCAGAGGCAGAAAGAAGAACTGCTGGATAAAATCTACGACCTGCAAATGCGGGTTAAGTTGATTGAAGAACGAGGCAAGTAATGGTAGACAAGACTACAGCTACTACAGACTTCAACCTCGACCTCAACACGATCATCGAAGAGGCGTACGAGCGTTGCGGCGCTGAACTGCGTACGGGCTATGACTTCCGTACGTCAAAGCGTAGCCTGTCGTTGCTGCTGATGGACTGGGCTAACCGAGGCATCAACCTCTGGACGCTGGAGCAGGGTACGCACACTCTGACGTACAACGTCGGTACGTATGATTTGCCGGTAGATACGGTGGACCTGCTCGACCACGTGATCCGTACGGGTAGTGGCACGAATCAGCAAGACATCAACATCAGCCGTATCTCATCCAGCACCTACGTGTCCATCCCGAACAAGAACGCGACGGGGCGTCCGATCCAGATCTGGATCAATCGGCGTACCGGTGCTACGGGTGCGGATAACGTGATTGTCTACCCGCAGTTTACGGTTTGGCCGAAGCCCGATAACAGCACGACTTGGACTCTGTACTACACCCGCTTGCGTCGGATGTTTGATGTCGGTACAGGCGTGAATGGGCAAGATATCCCATTTCGATTCCTGCCCTGCATGGTTGCAGGCTTGGCCTACATGCTGTCGATGAAAATTCCCGGTGCTGATGCGCGTACGCAGGTTTTGAAAGCCCAGTACGACGAGGCTTGGGACTTGGCAGCTGGTGAAGACCGAGAAAAAGCGGCGGTACGTTTTGTCCCACGTGAGAGCTTCTTGGGTGGCTACTAATGCCAAACAGGTTTGCCAGTGGCAAAAATGCAATCGCCATGTGCGACCGGTGTGGGTTTCAATACAAACTACGCCAGTTGAAGTCGATTGTGATCAAGACCAAGAACGTGAATATCTTGGTCTGTCCGGAGTGCTGGGAGCCTGACCAACCCCAGCTGTCTCTTGGTCTGTATCCTGTGGACGATCCGCAGGCTCTACGAAACCCAAGGCCGGACACGAGTTATTTTGCGGTCGGTAATGACGGTGCTAATGGCAGTCGTCAGATACAATGGGGTTGGAACCCTGTCGGGGGGTCAAGTTCCTTCGACGCGGCACTAACTCCGAACACACTAGCTCCGGCTGGTGAAGTAGGAACGGTGACGGTCGTTACGACCTAGGAGATTGAGATGAAGAACGGTATGCGTAAAGTTGCTCGGGAAGAGGTCAAGGCTCACGAGAGCCGTATGCACAAAGGTGTCAAAGGCATGCGGGCTGGTGGCAAGACCAACGCTGAGATGAAGAAATACGGTCGGAATATGGCGAAGGTGATGAACCAGCGCAGCCCCGTCCGTAAGTCCTCTGGCCCGAGGTAAGTGCCATGAAAGAACTGAATCCCGGCAAAATCAGACCCAACACCGACTCTACGGGGCGTAATGGCTACCCGGAGAAGGACGTGAACAAGGGTGTCACCCACATGGATATGAAGGGTGCGGGTGCTGCGACGAAGGGTAAAAAGTTCGTGTCGCAGATCAACCTTGAGAACAACGCTAAATACAGGTCGGGCTGGTCTCCGTGAATTACTCTCAGCTTTCTACACTGATTCAGGACTATTGTGAGTCCACGGAGCAGAGCTTCGTGGCGAACATTCCTACGTTTGTGCAGTTGGCTGAAGAGCGTATTTACAACTCGGTTCAGATTCCGGCCATTCGTAAAAACGTGACCGGTACGATGACGCAGGACTTCCAGTATTTCCAACTGCCGTCCGACTGGCTTTCGACGTTTTCGTTAGCTGTGATTGACGGAACGACTGGCGAGTACGAGTACCTGCTGAACAAAGATGTGAACTACATCCGAGCGGCGTACCCGTTCCCAGCCAGCAAAGGCAAGCCCAAGTACTACGCGATCTGGGACGACAACACCATGATCCTTGGGCCGACTCCAGATCAAGGGTATGCGGCAGAACTGCATTACTATTACTATCCGCCCTCTATTGTCACCAACTCAACATCGTGGCTTGGCGATAACTTCGAAACGGTGTTGTTATACGGGTCTCTTCGTGAGGCGTACACCTACCTGAAAGGTAGTGAAGACATGATGGCGTATTACGAAAACAAGTATCAGGAGTCACTTGGACTTCTCAAACGTCTTGGCGATGGTCTGGATCGTCAGGATGCGTACCGCTCTGGGCAAGTGAGGATTCCGGTCACATGATGAGTAGTAATATTGAGTTGGGAACCGTAAAAGTTTTTACTACGGATAGCCGTGGTTTCACGGCAGATGAGATGGCGGATAGAGCCTCAGATCGGCTTCTTCGCATCAACAATCGTTCAGAACTCAAACGAGTTCTGGCGCAGTACTTTAAAGAGGCGCAGGACTCTGAACGGATGAACCTGCGGCGTAAACTGGATGAAAACGGTTATTTTGACGCTGCAAAGCTTTTAGGAGATTGATATGGCGATTTCTCAGGCAATGACGACTTCGTTCAAGGTTGAGATCCTTGACGGAATCCATAATTTTGGTACCGGTGTGATCCGTGCTTCGACCGCTGCGGATGTGTTCAAAATTGCTTTGTACACTTCGTCGGCTACGTTGGGTGCTACTACTACCGCGTATACGACCTCCAACGAGGTTTCTTCGTCTGGCACGAATTACGGGGCGGGTGGTAAAACCCTCACGATTTCTCAGGCTCCAACCTTCACCAGCACGACTGCGTGGTTGGACTTTGATGACATCACGTGGGATTCAGCCACGATCACGGCGAACGGCGCGTTGATCTATAACGAGACGCAGGGCAACAAGGCTGTTGCGGTTCTGGCTTTTGGCGGTGACAAGACCTCCACGGCTGGTAACTTCACCATCCAGTTCCCGGCGGCTACCTCGACGACTGCGATCCTTCGCATCGCCTAAGTAGGCTACGTCTGTGACGGACGTAGTGATAGCCCTAGACGGCTGGAACTCCATCGTTGGGTGGGGTAACAGTACGTGGGGCGAGGCGTCTGTAAACTTCACCGGCACCGGTGAGGTAGGCACTGTTGCGCTTGTCACAGATCAAGTTATTGCAGTAACCGGCGTTGCTGCGACGGGAGAACTCGGTACAGTCTTTGTCATTCATGACCAAGTTATTGCTGTATCTGGGGTGCAAGCTCAGGCAATCCTGAGTGATGAAGTTGTTGTTGCCGATGCTATCATTATTGAAGATGGCGTTGAGGGTACGGGAGAGGTAGGCGATGCCACAGTCTTCCTTGAACTTATCGTGCCGGTTACGGGTGTTTCGGCGTCTGGGCAGTTAGGCACTCTTTCGTTTGTCACCGACCAGATTCTGTTGGTTACGGGGCTTGAAGGGACAGCGGAGCTTGGTATTCCTGTTGTCATCGGCGGGCACACTGAACTTGCTACCGGACTTGAAGCAACTGGCGAATTGGGCGATGTAGCCGTCTTTACTGATCAGGTTCTAGCTGTAACCGGACTTGAAGCAACTGGGGAAGTAGGCACAGTATCGCTTGTCACGGACCAAATTCTTGACGTTACAGGCGTTGAAGGCACTGCTGAACTTGGCGATGTTGTTCAAAAATCCATATACCTCGTCACCGGGGTTGTTGGTACAGGTGCGGTTGGTACGGTAAAGACTGAATCTGCTTATCAAGTGACGGGTGTTTCCGCAACAGGTAGGATTGGTTCACAATCACCCGCTGTTAATGTATGGGGTTTAATCAATACAAACCAGAACGCGGACTGGACGCAAATCGCGGCGTGAGGTAACTAAAAATGGCTAGTACATATTCAACCAATCTTGCAATCGAACTGATCGGAACGGGCGATCAGGCTGGTGCGTGGGGTAATACCACGAATACCAACCTTGGAACGTTGATCGAACAGGCGATTTCAGGGTACGTCACTCAGGCCGTTGCAACCGGCACTGATACAACCATCACCATCCCGAACGGTGCGAACGGTGTCGCCCGTAACATGTACATTGAGTTGACGGGGACCGGTGGAGCCAGCACGAACCTGATCGTACCTACCAACAAGAAACTCTACTTCATCTTCAATAACGCTTCGGGCGCTGTGACGGTAAAGGTAGCAGGCCAGACTGGTGTTTCGGTTGCAGCCGGTGCCAAGGTCATCTTGGTGTCGAACGGTACGGACATTGTTACCGCTACAAGTTATATCGCTTCCGGTGGAGATGTTAGTTTTTCTAGTTTGACTGTTACAGGCAACGCTAATCTTGCTACTTCGTCTGGCAACGTCGGCATCGGGACTAGTTCGCCAAGCGGTCGTTTGGATGTTTTGAACTCTGGCGTGGCGCGGCTCATCATTGGTGCAGGTGGGTCGTCTGAAAATTACTATGACGCCAATTCGCATTTCTGGCGCGTTCCCGGTGGCGCAACTGAACTAGCGCGACTTACCTCGTCTGGCAACCTCGGGTTGTCTGGGGGCAACGCGCCGACTCAGCGGTTAAGCCTGTACGCATCTGGCTCTACCACGCAGTACATGAGCGCAGGCAACAGCAACACTGGACTCAACGGTACTTTGTTTGGCGTAGACGGCACCGGCAATGCTGTCATTAACAACACGCAAAACTTTGCAATGTTGTTCAGCACCAACAACACCGAACGCGCACGCATCACGAGCACCGGCAATCTCCTCGTCGGAACCACGACGGACGTTACGGGATTAAGTGGTGTTATATCTGACGTTGCTGGTAACGTCCGCAACATCCCATCAGCCGGTGCCGCAAAGACTTCTGCTTACACGCTGGCAATCACTGATATTGGTGAGTTCGTTACGATTGGTGCAAGCGGTGCGATTGTGGTTCCGAACGATGTGTTCGTAGCCGGTAACGCGGTTTCGATCTACAACGACACAACCGGAAATGCTACGGTCAGCTTGACGATTACGACTGCTTATATCGCTGGAACTGACTCCGATAAAGCATCCGTATCTTTGGCTACGCGAGGTGTTGCAACCATTCTCTTCGTTAATCCGTCACTCTGCGTCGTCACCGGCAACGTGAGCTAAAGCCATGTCGCTTATTCAAATCCTGCTGGGTGCGGTGTTGCAGGGGCCTGCTACTCGTGGTCTTTTTGCGGGTGGCGGCGGTGGAAACGTAATTGACTTTATCGTAATCGCTACTCCGGGCAACGCTACGGATTTTGGTGACTTAACGTCAAGCAGAAACACTCTTGCAGGATGCGCGTCTGATGTAAGAGGCGTTTTTGCTGGTGGTGGCGTTACCAACGTCATTGATTACGTCACTATTGCCACTGCAGGAAACGCAACAGATTTTGGCGATCTGCTTGCTGGCGAAAATTTGTTATCAGGATGTTCGTCAAACACTCGTGGATTGTTTGCTGGCGGTCAATTTAATCCATTCCCAGATTCAAACGTTATTCAGTACATCACTATTGCGTCAACAGGAAATGCAATCGACTTTGGCGATTTAACTCAAGCACGAAAAGGACTTGCCGCTTGCTCGTCTCCAACTCGCGGTGTGTTTGCGGGAGGAACTCCGGGAGGCTCTTTCACTAATGTTGTTGATTACGTTCTCATAGCATCTACTGGTAACGCAATTGACTTTGGTGATTTATTAGACCCAACCGAAAAATTAGCTGGATGCGCGTCTAACACGAGAGGTTTGTTTGGCGGTGGATATTCATCCGGCGCAGGCCTGTCAAATGTTATCGTTTATATTACGATTGCTTCTACTGGAAACGTCACCGACTTTGGCGACTTAACTACTAAAAGACAAGATCTTGCCGCTTGTTCTTCTACAACTCGCGGCGTGTTTGGAGGTGGCAGCGCTGGTGGCGGTGTTGCTGTCAGCAATGTTATTGATTACGTTACAATTAATACCACTGGCAACGCTACTGACTTTGGCGACCTAACAGTTGCTAGAGACAACCTTGCCGCCTGCTCCAACGGAAGTGGTGGAAACTCGGCCCCTGCAACTCCCGCAGGCGCAGCTATTGGCGTGTTTGGTGGTGGTCAAGCGGCAGGTTCTGGCGGTGGATTTACGTCGTTGACTCAATACATCAACATCGCCACAACTGGCGATGCTGCGGTGTTTGGTGATTTGTTGGCGCGAGTGTATTACAACAGCGCAACGTGTGGGTCTACTACTCGCGGTTTGTTTGCAGGCGGTCAAGACATTGCTTCAGTTGCTCTCAATGTCATTCAATACGTTACGTTTGCAAATACTGGCACATCGGTAGACTTTGGTGATTTAGCGGCAGCGACCGTGCTTGCTGCTGGGTGTAACTCCGACACTCGCGGCATTTTTGGTGGCGGTGCAACTACTGGCATAACCAACACTATTTCGTATGTCACGATTGCGTCAACGGGTAATGCCACAGACTTTGGCGATTTAGATCCAGCTTCTAGTCAATTATCTGCATTTTCATCTCCTACTCGCGGTGTTTTTGCGGGTGGAATAACAATTAGTACAGCCATTAACGTCATTCAGTATGTGTTGATTGCTTCTACGGGTAATGCTGTAGATTTTGGAGACTTAACGGTAGCAGCCCGTCTGCTTGCTGCTTGCTCAAGCAATACAAGAGGTGTCATTGGCGGTGGATTCTCTACAACCAACGTCATTAACTACGTCACTATTGCTTCCGCTGGCAACGCTACAGACTTTGGTGATTTAACTGCTGCCAGATATGATTTGGCTGGTTGCTCGTCCTCTACACGCGGCATATTTGCGGGCGGCGAAACCAATATAAGTAATGTCAACATTATTGATTACATCACAATTGCTTCTACTGGAAACGCAACTGATTTTGGCGATTTAATACGCAATACTGGTTATTTTGGTGCCTGCTCCAACGCCAACGGCGGCGTAAACCCGTTCCCGGCTCCGTCTGGAACAGCAATTGGGTTGTTTGCGGGTGGCGAAGGAACATTTACTTACACTCCGCTGATTCAATCTATTGACATTGCCACCACAGGAAGCACGGCAGACTTTGGCGACCTTTTAGCGGGATTAAATAGAGCTTCCGGTTGCGCCTCTTCTACCCGTGCAATTTTCTCTGGTGGCGTTACATCAGCAGCTTTATATAACAATGTTATCCAATACGTTCAGTTCTCAACGACCGGCGTTGCAATTGATTTTGGAGATTTGTTATCGGCACTTCAGGTAACTGCATCGTGTAATTCTTCAACAAGAGGAATTATTGCTGGTGGTATAACAGCAGTAGATAACACGAATGTCATCCAATACATCACAATTGCTTCTACTGGAAATGCAACAGACTTTGGCGATTTGACAGTCGCTAGAAGAACTTTAGCTGGCTGCTCATCTACAACTCGCGGTGTATTTGGTGGCGGTTTTGCTGCCGCCAGTTCAAACATTATTGACTACATCACGATTGCTTCCGCCGGTAATGCTACCGATTTTGGCGATTTGTTAAGCGCAGGGTTTGCTTTTGGCGCTTGTTCCTCAAATACAACAGGCTTGTTTGCCGGAGGTAACACCGGATCGGCTACTAACGTCATCCAATACATCACTATTGCCTCTGCTGGAAACGCCACAGATTTCGGTGATTTAACCGTTGCGCGAATAGGCGTTGCCGGTTGTTCATCAACAACGCGAGGCGTGTTTGGCGGCGGTAGCAGTGAAAACGTGCTTGATTACGTTACCATTGCCTCTGCTGGCAACGCCACAGACTTTGGTGATCTAGGAGTTGGCGTTAGTTACCCAGCCGCTTGTTCAAATGCTAATGGAGGATTGTAATGGACTTAGTTGCTCACACCCCGTATTCCAACTTGCCGGTAGCAAAACCGGAATACAACTTGATGTTGAAAAACATCGACTCTCGGATGCCAGCCGTTGTTCAGGATACGAGCAACTTCCACAAGTCGCACTCGCAGTTCATGCAGGTGACGTTGGACGTTACGGCCATTACGCCGATCCGCTCCATTAAGCACACGCTGGCTGAGATTGAGCGCACCAAGATGGCGTTGCAAGAGGCATACATCAACCTGAAGAAAAAGCAGATTGAGAAGCGCCGCAAAGAAGCTCAGTTGCCCAACGTCAACGACGAGTTCGACCGCGAGTTGCTGGAAGTCGAGATCATGGAGATCAACACCCACACTGAGAACGCCCAGAACGCGGTTCACGGTGCGGTGCGTAAGATGAACTTCTTGGTCAACCAGCACAAGAACCTGCTGGAGAAACTCGGCAAGGACCAGATCACCGAAGAAGAGTACGAGCGCGAAGAAGCCCGGTATCACATTATGACCTGCATGAAGCAGGCTCTGAACGCGGCTCGTAGCCGTGGGGGTGCTATCGACGAGGGCAACCTGATCTACTTGTTTGACCTCGGTATCAACGCCGCTCAAGCCCAAGCCGAAGTCATTGCGTACTTGCGTGTTGAGGCTGAGTTGATTGAGCAAGGCAAGGCTCCGACGCACGAGATGACGCTGCGCTGGCTAGAGGCTTGTGCCGATAAGTGGCAGGACGATCCGTCCAAGTTTGCCGCCCGTCGTGGCTTTGAAGTGTTTGACCGCTCGTCGTTGACTAATGCTCTTCCGGCTCCGGTCAAGGAACCCGAGGCAGCGTAATGCACCTGTTCGTCGGCACCCCCTGCTACGGCGGCATGATGTGTACCGAGTACACGCAGTCGCTATTGGGCTTGAAAGAAGCCTGCATCAAAAACAACCTAGAACTGACTTGCATGTTCTTGGGTAACGAGTCTTTGATCCAGCGGGGTCGCAACACCATTGCCCACGAGTTTTTGAAGACCAATGCCTCGCATCTGATGTTTATTGACGCAGACCAGAAGTTTGTGCCGAACGACATCGCTCGGATGATCAAGGCAGGCAAGGGCATTATCGGTGGTGCGGTGCCGATGAAAGGCATTAACTGGGAGCGGGTGCGGGATGGCGCACACCAGAATCATCCTCGCCTTGATTTGCTAACCGGCATCTTTAACGTCAATCACCTGCCCGGTCACAGCATGGTAGACCCCAACATCCCCTTC